GTAGCCATGTCAGCAGCAACCCTACGGAAGAATGGGTTTGTTCCTTGGTTGACTAGCATATTCTCACCAAGTGAGTCTAAGAGCCGTCCTGCGCCAGTCCAGAGCTTATGAGATGCAATAACACCTTCAGCAATTGTTAACGGATTGATATTTCCAGTAAATACCCCTACTGCTCGTAATAATCCTCGTGCTTTATCTAACCCGAATGCTCCCGTCACAGCAGATATTCCACGATCCACAAAAGCAAGTGTAGAGCCAAATTTATCTACAACCGCTCCGGCTACTTTAAGTGGAACTGCTGCTGAAACCATACCAGCCTTTGCTACTTGGCTTTGAAATGTCGGAGGTAGTGAGTTCTCTAATACGTTGGCTGTCTCACGAAGAGATCTTGCCATATTTGCGTTATTTGTCGCCTGTTCAGTAGCTGTTGCTACGTTATCTGCATACTTGGATTTATCGGCTGCGTGTAATATTGCTCGCGGGGTGTCTCCAAAAGCAATTGCTTCTTTTTCAAGTAAGGTAGCATTTGCAACCTCATCACTAAATAACTTAGCCTCTAGTGCTAATTTGTTTGCTTGAGTCTCATACAGAGATGCTTTAGCTAAACCATCTTTTATCCGTTCTACTTGTTTGATTCGTTTAGCGTTAACAACGCTATTTAGAAGCTTTGAGCCACCTAATGTTGTCGCCCCAACTATCTTTAATGCAGGACCCATCAACACGTTGGTGAAATCTCCAGCCATTGCACCGGGTTGTTCTCCTTCTCGTTGTATCACTTCAGACTTTTCTTTTCCAAAAGTCTTACTGGATTCATCAAGTAATTCAGTAGCTGCCTCAATACCAGTAGCTTCCAAAAGATTGGCTACAGTTTTAGTTTTATTTTGAAAATTCTTAAGTGAAGCAGCTTGGTAATCATTAAATGTATTATAAGCTTCCGTCTGCTCCTTAGTAAGAATTCCAGACTTTTCCTGTAGATAATTTAAACCTTTTTGAGCAAGTGCATTTATTTTTAGATATGAATATCCAGCGTTTTCTACTGCTCCCTCAGCAAACCCATATATACGAGTTTGATCTTCTTGCTGTAATTTTTTTATTTCTTTTTCTTTATCGTCTTCTGATGCTCCAATAGGACTACGCGAAGGAAACATTCCAGTACGCCTCATTCCAGATTGGAATGCTTTACTTGTATTTTTTAGGAAATCCGATACTCCAACGGCTGTTTCAGAAACAGTATCTGTAAATGGTTTATCTTCTTCATCCTCATCTTGATTAAATAAACCAAGGTCTTTGGCTTTTTTCCATTCAAGCATTTTATCATACCTGCTTGGATCAGCTTTAAAGTATGAGTTGTAATCAGTTACTTCTTCATTCCCCGGTGTGAAGAATTCAGATTCATCTTTGATGAAAAACTTTCCATTTTCGTTGATGGTAAAGTCTTTATTCAGGACTCCCTTTTTAATTAAAGAGATTGCCAGAAGTCCCTTCTGCGTAGCTTTGCCCTTTTCATCAAGGAATCCTCTTTCAAAATAATCAACTTTAGTTATTGCTGGTTTTGAATATAAATCAGGACTTTCTCCAATAATGAGATTAATACTATCTCGAATGGTTCTGTTTTGCTTTCCAGATAACGCTGAATAATCAGTTGGTTGGACTGGAGTTTGTAGCCAAGCTTGACGATCCTGTAGCGATCTAGATGCTTGCATTTCAGCCTTAAATTCTGGAGTTACCTCATACGAGGTGTCTACTTTAGGTTGTGCATTATAAGTATCTAAAAGAGTAGGATCTTCAGGAGAACCATCAACTGTTGTATTAGCCATTATTTTTTATTTTTACGGTGCGCCTTCTAAAATTCTTCTATTCGCTTCAGCTTCAGCCTCGGCTTTAGCGTTCGCTTCTTCTTGAGGAGTCATTTCGTTTGGAGACTCAAAAACCGAAGACCTACTTAATAGAGCCTTGTTTAATTTTGTCCATTTGTTTGACTCACCGGGGAATCCATCAGCTTTTACACGCGCTATTTTTCTATTTGATATGTAGTTTTGAACGTAATTATCAAATGTTGCTTGATCTATTTCTTTTTTATCAAGTTTTTTAATAACATCTTCTGGTGTTCCGTTAACAGCTTCAAACGCATTAAGAAGATTTAGACCAATAGCTTTAGTTAATGTTTCTTTTTTAGCATCTACTTTAAGTGGGAAGAATCGACCTTCAAATCTTGGCCATTCTTGTACAGTCATGCTTCCAGCACCACCTCCTGTTGGTGAAGATGCTCTTAATGCTCTCATCCTTTCAAATGAGTTCTCAGAATTAACCCTTTCGAGGAATGATTTCATCTCTCCAGCCTCTGATGCCGGTAACGCTTTAGCTAATAAAGCATTGCCTGATGCAAAAACGGCATTATCTGTTCCAACTTTATCAAGGCGACTAAAAGCTTCTTCGGTATTTGCTTGGTTAAGCCTGAGTGACTCACCTTGCATTTTCTCTGCAGCATTAGCTGCGTTTGCAGCCTTGTCAGTAACTCCCGGACCTTCGATGATTTCAAATGCGCCAGTTTCAGGATTAAGCCTTGTAATTGTTCCGCGCTGTTGCTTGGTTGGAAAAAATTGGCCAGTTCTTTCATTAATCTGACCAAATGTAGCACCTTGAGCGGCGGCTTCTTTAGACGTAGCTGCTCTATAAGTATCAGTTTTTGATACTGGTTCTACATAACTAGGCGAGCTGGTTGGTGTCTGATTTGCGATATTTCTATCGGGAGTGAAGTAATCAATTATTCCTTGTATTGCTTTACTTAAAATATTAGGTTCTGGGGCTGGGGTGCTTGGTTGAATTCCAGCAGCATCTGAGATTGCTTGAGTTTTACCGTCAATAACTTGAACATTATATATTTTTTGTTTAGCAAGCTTATTGTATTCTTCTTTATTATCAGCAAAGAAGTCTAATACTTTCGGATCTGCCGGACCAGTGCCTGCAACAATATGTTCTCTTCCTTGAGGATAAAGATCACTTGTAACTATTAATCTCGTCCCTGCCGGATATGCTTTTGTGGCGATTGTTGGAGTTTGACTGCTTGGGCCTGCATATTTAATTCCTCCTGAGCCTGCGTTTTCATCTCCGCCCATTTTCTTGAATTGACCAGACTTCTGTTCACTTGCTGTTGTTGGATCTATATTACTTCGACCGAAAGCAGTTGATCTATATCCAGATGATGGTTGGTTTGACATTGTAAATGGAGTGAATGTCCCAGTTCTAATGTCGCCGTAACCTTCTACCACTTTACCATTAACCACACCTGTCATTGGTGTTCTTCCAGCCGCTTCTGTTTGAGCATTAGCTCGTGCAATCTCAGCATTGGTTTGTAGAATCTGAGCTTCAGCTAATTTGTTTTTGACTCCTTCAGTGCCATGCTGTGCGAACATATTCAAAGTGTTTCCAACCTGCTCGGAAAGTGCTATTTTATCTGTATTTGAAAGTGATGGATCAGATAATTGTGACTTCATGTTTTCGATCTGCGGAGCGAAATCAGCATAGATACCTTTAGCATTATCCAGTAGCGTGATTGTCCCCTTGATCCTAGCGGACATCTCTTTGTCTTTTTTAGCTAAATCCTTATAGTCTGCAATGAAGCCAGTTACCATCTGAGATGGCATAGCCCCCAAAGCTCCACCTGCCTGTACTGCTCCAGAGTAATCTGGTGCCTGATACCCAGATACTGGGATTTGTCCTCCTGTTAGTGCCATAATTTTATTATACTATTCTTGCTCTTGGAATACCACCGCCAAACATACTGTTTAACCCCATGCCTGCCGAAAGACCAAGACCACCAAGACCAGTTGCCCCAGCGGCACCTCCAGCCATAGCACCACCAAGACCAGCAGATAGGCCACCAGTAAATGGCATCAATGCCATGCCAGCAAGACTGCCAATCATTCCCATTTGGGAAGACTTTGCTTGTGCGTCAGCTTGATATTGAGCCATGTTCCGTGCGTCCAATGCTCCTGCTCGCTCACGAGCTAGGTTAAGTGGTAGGTTGTAGTCAAGGTTCGGTCCGAGTGATTGACCAAGACCAAGGGCAGATCCTGCGTTAGCTGCACCAGCACCATAAGATGCAGGGGTCGATCCTAGCAAACCAAGACCGGGCTGAGTGTAAAAACCACTAGCCAAACTGTAGCTATTCTGTCTTGCCTGTGCTGCCTCTGCTCGCTTACGGGCAAGAACATCTTCCCTTCCCATTACCTCGGATGCAATAGCTGCATTACCACCAAGTCGTCCAGATGCTTGAGCTACTTCTCTGGCAGTCTGCTCGTACATCCGCTGTTCCTGTGGAGTCACTCCCATCGATGATGCTGTAGCCCTCTCAGCTTCCTGCGCCGATGCTCGGACCGCTGCAGCCTGCTCTGGGGATAGTGATTCCATCAACCCGCGTGTGAGTGGTGCTTGACCACCCATAATACCGAGTTCTTGTGCGCGAAGATCTCCAATTGATCGTGCTGCTTCAGCACCACCAGTCCGTTGTAATCCAGTCAACCCAGTAAGTGCTTGACCACCAAACCCAAAGGCTTGATCCATAAACTGAGGGGCATATTGACCTTGCAAACCAAGGAACGCTGGAAGAGCTTGGTTGTAATACCCAGTGACACCTTGAAGCTGATTTCCGACAACAGTCTGTCCCGTCTTCTTGTTGGGTTTAAAAATGTCTGTAGGTTGCGGTATGCTTGGTGCGCTTCCACCTAATATTGATCCCATATTATTTTATTTTATTTAAAGTTTTTTGATAATCCCAAATCCTTACCGATGGGCTGTTTTTGAATTGGCGTTGAAATATAACAAAGTCAAATTCGTCCTTAAAAGGCTCAAGGACAAACGGCATCTCTCCAGCGCAGTATGTAACAAATAACGAATCAGCATGATGTCGTTGTGTTGGTTGAGTTGGCTCGCTTGAGTTTGTAAAGAAACCAATAGCAAAGCATTCTGGGCGACATAAAACAAACCCATTACAAAAATGCCAATCGAGCAATTCTGTGAAGTTTGCGTTATGTTTTGAATAGTCATTAAGTGCCTTTACTAGATATTGGTTCATTCGCAATCACTCATACATGATGTTTACTTGTCCTGCATCGAAGGTGTTTGTCCCACCTCCAGTAAGGCGTATGCGATCTAGTGTTGCAGAAAGTGTTTTAGAACCAGTAGAAGAATTAACTAATGATGAAATTGAAATATTTGCAGAAGAAATCCATGTGTTACCAGTGCATTTGCAAATTGTAACAATGCCATAACACGTTGACGATGAAATTGAGCCTCTTGTTATAACAAATCCAGTAGTTGATGTTAAGTCACCTCCACGGTTACTTACTTCAGAAACATATCCAGTGCTTTCTATTCCATCGGAATCTCCAAGTTGAATATATAAATTATCAGAACCATTTGTGCTGACTCCGTTAAGCACTACAGTAATGCGTTTAACCCATGATGGAATCGCAGTGAAATCAATCGTAGTTCCGCTGGTTGTGGCTTTTACTGTTTCAAGAACCATACGCGATGCAACAAAAGATTCAGTATAAGCCTTAACGCTTTGCTGGGTAGGTATCGCGGTAGCACTATCGCTTACCATATCATCCTCATCGAGGATAGAAACCTCGGACGGTGCTGCAAGGCTGCCAGTAACATTGCCAATAACTTTCATATTGGCGACGTGTTGTATCTTGGCATATGTAACCCCATTAGATGCACCGGATGAAGATGCAATAGATGTGGTCGTTACAGCATCTGTAGCCAGTTCGGTGGAACTAACACCCTGTGAACGGATTTTGAGTTTGCCAGTCCCAGTCACCTCAAGGGTAGTGCCAGATATAGCATCGGCAGTAATGACTGTCTCGTCGATGATATTGTTCATCTTTGTGCTAGTGATAGTATCAGTAGCTAAAAATGTGTATGTGGTATTAACTGCACCCATGTTTTTATTTCTGTGAGATGATTTGTCTGTTTGTGATAGCCCCTGCGACCTTAATTGAGTTGACCTTGGGTGAACCAATAGTTCGTGTCAAGATGAGGGTGCCTGTGTAGCCCCTGACCCCGGCAAGTCTGCATCTGATGCTTGCTGTCTCAGCCTCACCGGGTGAGCTTGGAGCCAATACAACACCACCCAAGAACTGAGTAGTAGTGCCGATGGAGACTGCGTTATCTGGATCTTCGGCCGCAAATGCAATGCTGTATTCGCCGGTATCTCCAGCGAGATTTTGCATATTGATTTGGGCATCGGTAAACCTCTTGCGATCCATTGTCTTCAAGTCGTAGCCGCGAGTGGTTAGCGATGAATTGATTGTGGATGTCACTACCGGTAAACCTAAGTTTGAGATATTAAGACGATCGACAGAGCTTTCAACGGCATCGATTTGATGCAAACCACCGTTCTGAGTGACTGCGTATAGGTCATTTCTAACCCCAGCTCCACCAGTTATTAGGTTTTTAATTAAGAATCCAGAGTTACCATAGGTATCGAGAGACTCCCAACCTTGGTTTTTAAAGTTATATACAAGGACTGAGTTATTGCCCTGTGCATCATTGGCTCCAGCTACCGAATCAAGTGCGACTGCGAGGTAATATCGGTTATCGTATAGGATACCGACAGCGTCTGCTGCGTAGTTCTTGTTGATTCGGTTGATGTATGGCTGAATATTCTTCGATATAGGTTCATCAGATCCGCGAAGGTTATAATCGTTTAGGAACTCAAGCGAATATACGCCGTCATCTGACAAGAACATCATCGTATTGCCCCTCATAACAACGGATTTACGTGCTAGGCATCCGATTTCTGATGTCAGCTCCTTAACTTGGGTATCTAAAAGGCTGCCTAACGTCCCTTTTACGATATAAAGACTGTTTCTGTTCAATACGACAAGTGCGTCATCGTAAAATCCATGCATTCCGACCACATAATCCGCGGTTCCACCGCTGATGCGGAATTGGTTTTCAATCTGGTCGAAAGTGGTTGTATCGAGGATGTCAGATACCGCAATCTCATCGGTAATCTTGCGAGAAGTGTATGTCGCAGCATTGTATTCTCCAGACTGATCGTAAAGATACGGAACCCACAGCCTGCGCTGAAAATGTATACCCCATGGCGCGCCGGGTTGATGCATAAAACCACCACCAACACTAAATCTTCCACCAAATTCAAGTTGTAAGCTACTACGAGTAGGCTTGATAGCTGTAGCTCCAGTTGTCACCAAGTTGTATGTCATTTGAGACAAGGTTGGGGTTTGATATGTTACAGATGTAGATGCAGCAACAACAAACGAGAGTTGGTTAGCGTTTACTCGTGTAAATAGATGGTTTCCATTTAATATGCTGTCAGCACCAGTGAACCCACTAATGTTTGCCCATCCGTTTCCTGCAAATCCATGGGAACTGATCGTAATTGTAATAACCCCGCCAGCGGCCCAAGACGCTGCCGTAGCGTTTACTGGGGTGCCTATTGTATAATATGGCAGCGCAGCAGTTGCAGTGTAAGTAAACGTGTCACCAGAAATACTTGTTACTGTTTGTGTGCCATTCGGCATCGTGCCACCATTTACACCAGTCAAACCTGCAACGGTTATCGAATCGCTTATAGCAAACCCATGACCTTTCACTACAGCCGTAACCGTAGTGCCAGTTTGAGATGCAGACACAATATCTCGTGTGTAGTTTGCAACTGGAGCGAAAAATTGAATTTCAGTTAATGAGGCATTCGTAATAAATAGTTCTTTACCAAGCAATGGTTCAAACTCTGGAATGGTAGTTTCATAAACCACAACAGTATCCCCGTTTTCAAGGGTTAAGTTACCATCAATATTTACTGTGACTAAACCATCTAATGCTTTAACTTTAAGACCATTAGCATTAAAAACTTGTGGTTGAGTATAGGCACCACCGGGAGATAGTGTGAAACCATCCGTAGCTACGGCCGAATCAACTCCAAATGTGACCGTTTGACTTGTCGTAAATACATATTGGAAGGTATCCTTATCGACTACTGCAGATACCGCGAAAGTTCCGTTAGCTTGAGTTCCACCCGTTAGTCCAGTAATCGTAATACTTGTCCCAGCAGAAAGACCATGCTCACGCACTCTCATCGTCACAGTTGTAGTCCCAGCTTGGGATGCAGATAAGACGGGGCGACCATTTGGATACCACTCAAGTGCCTGCTGACCATTACGGAATAGCATCACCTTGTCGAAGACCTGAATCATTTCAGTATCGGTCGAAATAGCCTGACCCGCAGGGTAGGGGATATCCGTGATGGCAAGGGTAGCGAGGTCGATCCTCTTAGCCACGGTGTCCATCGCCACGATGATGTATTCCTTGTTGTTGGTGTTTGGATCGCTGAACAAGCAGGATGCCCTTACGTTAGCGTTCGCAGCGTCATTGATTGCCATCTGGGACAATGTACCATTTACATCGGTCACGGACGTGATACCGGCAACAGTGTATTGCAGGGTATTTGCATCGAAGTAGCTTAACTGGTAACTGCCGTTAACCGCGGTATCTAGCCCTGAGACTGTAGCCCACCCAGTAGTGCCAGCCGCGAAACCGTGGGCCGTAACCGTGATACGAATGGTTCCTGTAGCCGGGACTGTGACACCCGAAATAGTCTTTGGGCTGTCGATTAGGTAGAAAGGTAGCTGTAACGGAACCTGACCAGTTGTCAAAGCCGAGGTTAGGTTAAGGACTCCCTTACGGGGTTTCCAATAACCTTCCATACGACCGTTTAAGGACTCCCTTACCTCACCCTCTTGAAGCTGATTTAATTGCAGCCTCTGGTTAACGGCAAAGAACCCACGGTCCGTATCATCTCCGATTGGATCGGATAATCCTGATCCGAATTGGGACATTACAGCGAGTAAGCCAAGATGGTGCCAGAGGT